CGACAGCACCGAAACAGCCGCAACTATTGAAAGCGTTAATTTACCAGACGCACACAACCAATATCAATTTATTGCAGAAGAAGCTAGCCGAAAAATAATGGTTTCGCATAGAGTGGTTTCGCCTTTGCTTTTTGGATTGCCTCAAAATGGTGGACTTGGTTCAAATGCTGATGAAATCAAGATGGCTGCAACGCTATTTGATAACACCGTTGTGAAGCCAATGCAGCGCGTAATAGTTGAAGCAGTTAATTCTATCCTAGCATTCAATGACGTGAGCTTAAACGTGTTTATGTTGACATCTCAGCCATTAGACTTCACAGAAATGGAAGTTGAAAGCGTGGACGAGACAACTGCACAGGAAACTAGCGGAGTTGAATTGTCAAAGCAAGATTTTGACGATGTAGAAATGCTTGAGGCATTAGATGGCGAAGAGTTAAATGAGGATTGGGAATTGGTTGAAAGTCGTGAATGGTCAGATGATAATGAATCAATTGAAGATTGGGCGAGCCGATTAATAAAAGCAAAGAAAACCAACTTTCAAAAGTTTGCCGACTTCATAACATCAAAACCAAGCCGTGAATCTCAACTTGATAAATCAATTTATAAGGTTCGATATTCTTATCAAGAAAAGTATTCATCTGGGAATAGTAGACAATTTTGTAAATCCATGATGGCAAGAACTAGAAATGGAGTTGTCTACAGACTTGAGGATATTGACAAAGCTAGTCGTGATGGCATCAATAAGTCATTTGGGCATAACGGTCAAGCATATGATTTATTCAAATACAAAGGCGGTGTTTCATGCGGACATTTTTTCGCTGAAAATCTATATAGATTAAAGAAAAAAACAGATGGTAGTTATGTTGAAGATAAAGCACTTTCGTCAAGTCAAGAAGTAGCATCAATTCCAAAATCATACGAGCCAAAACCAAGAGGCGCGGCAGACGCTAAAATTGCTCCAAAAGATATGCCTAACAACGGACATCACCCAAATTACAAAGGATAATGGCAAAAGCACTTTTAATAAAGACAGATGATGTGCTAAGATTCAGCAACGTCAGCGGAAACTTAGATAGCGACAAGTTTGTTCAATACATTGCCATTGCACAGGATATGCATATCCAGCGATTGCTAGGTACTGATCTACTCGAAAAGATACAGGCTGATATTATAGCTGGCACGCTTGAAGGCAACTACCTTGCATTGGTAAATGATTGGGTGAAACAAGCCTTAGTACATTGGGCATTGGTTGAATTTCTTCCAATGGGAGGCATTACAGTAGGCAATGGCGGCATTTATCGTCATCAACCTGAGAATGCGACTAGCTTGAGTAAAGAAGAAGTTGACAGCCTAGTAAGCCAAGAGAGAGATTTTGCAGTTTATTACTCAAATCGCTTGGTTGATTACCTTTGTGCTAAGTCATATCTATTTCCTGAATACACGTCAAACACTAATGAGGATGTAAATCCTTCAACCGATAATAATTTCTGCGGATGGGTACTTTAAAACGAGATAAATACAAGCCAAAAAAGACAAATGAAATTAAGCTTAAGAAATTTATTCAAAAAATAAAGTTAGAAGGCAATGGAAATAATTAACCAAGTAGCCGACATGATTAGCCAATACGGATTATTCACCGTATTAAGTGCAGTTGGATTAGGTTTACTAATTTGGAAAGGCAAAGAAATTGGCAGCTACATTGTAACTACTTTGCAAGCGAGCGCGTTGGTAAAGAAAAATGAAGAAACCATTGCTCAACTTCGCGAAGAGATTCAAGAATTACGCGAAAAGTTGGAAATGTATAACACAATTTTGACGGAGCAGACAGCTACCATTGCAAGGCTTGAGGAGCGCATTATTCACGCTGCAAAAACTAGAGTATCACGCAAAAAACCAACGAATGAAAATTAGCAAGGATTTAACATTAGCCGAAGTCAGCAAATCCAATACAGCAATTAAGCTAGGGATTGACAACGAGCCAAAGGGTGAGCATTTAAACAATATGATCCATACAGCAAACGCTATTTTTCAGCCAATGCGCGAGCATTTTGGCAAGCCTATTTTTGTGAGTAGTGGTTATAGAAGCGCTGAATTAAACAAGGCAATTGCTGGCGCAGCATCTAATTCACAACATTGCAAAGGCGAGGCGTTAGATCTTGACAACGATGCGGTTGAATATCCAACAAATAAAGATATTTTCAATTACATTAAAAACCATCTTGATTTTGATCAGTTGATTTGGGAGTTTGGAGACAATCAAAACCCTGCATGGGTTCATGTGTCTTACAATAAAGACAAGAATAGAAAGCAGGTTTTAAGAGCCTTAAAAGTAAACGGTAAGACAATCTATCAACCTTACACAGAAAAGCCATGAAAACGCTTCTAATTGCGTTAATATGCCTTTCTTTCGCTTCATGTTCAATTGAAAGTAGAACCAAAAGAAAAATAAGTAGAGCTGAACGTAAGATTGAAAAGCTCACAATCAAATATCCGCAACTTCTAAAGCATGACACAATACATCAAAAAATCGAAATTATTACACCTGCTGTTAAGTTGGATACAATTCATCGTGTTGTACATGGTGATACTGTTTATATGGACAAGGATAGGCTTAAAGTCAAGTATATCATACAGAATGATACGCTACTATTATCTGCGGAGTGCGCGAGCGATACGATTTATAAAGAAATATCTCTACCATTTCAACAGATAGTGGTTCAAAAACGCTCTATTCTTGACAGGATTGGCAGCGGTTTTAAATCATTAATGTATTTATTGATACTTTTGTTTTTGATTTGGCTAGGTTTTAAAGCTATTATCAAATTCATTAAACCAATATGATCACAATACAAGGTACTTGCCCATCGAAATCAAATAGCTATCGCATTATCAAATTAGGTCAGCGTTATTCGCTTGGAAAAGGCAAGGAATTACAAGACTTTGAGAAATCATTTGCTGAACAATTTAAAGCTGGTGAAATGATTGATTACGAGTTTGGAATCAAGATAGATGTACACTACCCATCTCGAAGGGCTGACTTAGACAATAGTTTAAAAGTGATACTTGATTGCCTTCAAAGAAACGGAGCAATTAAAAACGATAATAAGTGCGTTGAAATTATAGCGCATAGATTTGTCAGCGTTGAAAATCCAAGAATTGAATTTGAACTTTATAAGTATGAATAGACCGCGATTGACCGAAGGACTGCATAGATTAATTAAAGGGCTAAAAGCTGACGATGAAAATAGAGTTTTGGTCATTGGTGATATTCATGAGCCTTTTTGCTTGGAAGGCTATCTTGAGTTTTGTGTTGAAGTATCTAAAAAATTCAACACAAATAAAACAATCCTAATTGGCGATGTGATTGATAATCACTACTCAAGTTACCACGAAACAGATGCGGATGGAATGTCAGGCGGCCAAGAACTTGATATTGCAATTAAAAAGATAGCTGAGTGGCGTACCGCTTTTCCTGTGGCAGATGTAATTATAGGCAATCACGACCGTTTAATAATGCGTAAGGCGCAAACGTCTTCCATTCCTAGTAAGTGGATTAAAAGCTACAAGGAAGTGCTAGAAGTGCCTAATTGGAATTTTGTAGAAAGGGTGGTCATTGACAATGTGCAATACATACACGGTGAGGGCGGAACAGCAAAAACAAAATGCAAGGCAGATTTAATGTCAACGGTTCAAGGACACTTGCATACTCAGGCATATACAGAATTTGTTGTTGGTCAAAACTATCGTATATTTGGATCTCAAGTTGGATGTGGAATTGATCATAAGTCTTATGCTATGGCATACGCTAAGTATGGCAAAAAGCCTGCGATTGGTTGCATGGTAGTATTAGACAACGGAAACACACCTATAAATCTATTAATGAATCTATGAAATACACGGTTGAAGAATGGAAAGAGATAACGAAGGATTATCTACTCGAACAAAATGCGAAGATTAATGCCGCAAAAGGCGCGACAAATAACGATGTAATGATGGCGCGGCTTAAAAAAGAAAATATACTTTTTATAAATAGAATACTAAAGGATTTTTTACCTACTA